GTTAATTTTGACCCCCGTTTTTTCTGTTGAGAAATGTTCTCAAGTAGGTTGCCAGGAGCTTGGTTACAATAAAAAGGCCGGCGAGCTGCGAACTCCCGGCCACGACCACCCTGGCAAATAGGATGATGGGCAAAGCCTACACGCTTGATGAGCGCAAACACCACCTTGCGCACCTATGCGCGCAAGGGCATGACTGGAATAATACTGGCAAATCCCTTCGATACTTGTCAAACGGAAAATGCGTACAATGCCAAAAAGAAAGATCGTCAAGGCATTATCAACGAAACCGGGAGCTAGTCATAGCGCGCACGAGGGAATGGCAACGGCAAAACCCCATTACGAGCGCCGAAAATGTGGCCCGTGTAAATGCTTATCGGCAGAAACAGAAAGAGCAAGGAACTTATGTCAGATCAAGATATGGCCTTCCATATGGCTTTTTATCAGAAAATGACATACCAGCCAATTACGCTTCAAGGGTCGCGGAGCTACTTGGCCGTGGCATGAATGTCCATGAAATAAAAGATATTTTGGACTTTGAAAGCAAATACCTAGAAAAGATCGGCTACAGCCTTACTGTAGCTCAACTGGTACACGAAGAACAAAAGCGCTACTGGCGCGAAAATCCAGAGGCGAGGAGGTTGCATGAGTCCAAGCAGAATAAGCACCGCCTTAGGCTGAGATACATGACCGATGAGTCTTTACGTCTGTACAATCGGGAAAAATCAAAAAGACGCAAGGCTCAAAACCGTGGACAAATAGCTGTAGCGATACCAGCTTCCGCCTTGCGAAGGCGTTTTAATGAGTTCGGAAATTGCTGCGCCTACTGTGGTAATCGGGGATTTATGCAGATTGAGCACGTTATTGCAATCTGTAATGATGGATTGCACGATATAAGTAACATCGTCCCTGCCTGCCTTAGATGCAACTACAGCAAGGGAAGAAAAGACATGGAGGACTGGTATAGATCGCAGGCGTTCTTTTGTCAAGCTCGTCTTGACGCGATTCAGCGGATAACGGCCATCTCCGCTGACACCCAGCTCAGCCTTGCCGTTGGCTGACGCATTGCAACCGATCCCTGCAACCGGTCTAGGCTGGTTGCAATGAACCCACCCATCAACAGCACAAAGGCTGCCGCGCTGATTGAGGCGGCAACTGGCCGCCCCTGCAGCCGCCAGAACCTGGAGAAGCTCTGTGCCCAAGGCGGCCTCCAAGGAAGCCCCTGCATTGTCCAGGCCAAACCGTTGCGGCTCAGTCCAGATCTGCTGGTATCGGAGTACCTCGCCAAGGTCGGCCCTCACCAGTCCGAGACGGTCCAGCCGCGCATGAAACGCGAGCTGCCTAACCGCCAGGATGTCGACCGCCCGCGCCAGCAGTTGCCACCCCAGGCCGATGATGGACTGCCGGAGTACACGATCAGCCGAGCGCGGCTTGAGTACGAGAAGGCGAACCTGGCGGAGCTTGAGCGCCGGGCTAAGGCCAAGTTGCTGCTGCCGCGTGAGGACGTTGAGCAGGCATGGGCAGCGGCCGTCAACATCTGCAGATCCAGGCTGCTAGGTGTGCCAAGCGTGGCAAAGCAGCGCATCCCCCACCTGGACCTGAACGAAGTGGAGCTGCTGACAACCTTGATCCGCGATGCCCTTGAGGAGCTTTCGGCTGGAGAGGTAAAACAGTGATTGAATCAGATGTCCCGGCGCTGATTGACAAGATTCTGGGCATGTTTAAGCCTCCGCCACGGTTGAAACTCAGCGAATATGCTGATGAGTTCGCCGTGATGACTGGCCAGGCTGCTGAGCGTGGTAAATGGCGGACTCTGCCATACCAGCGCGAAATCCTTGATTCATTCACAGATCCAACGGTTGAAACTGTAGCGATCATGAAATCCGCACGGGTTGGATGGACGAAAATCTTAGGAGTTGTGGTGCAATACTTCAGCCATCAAGATCCGTCGCCGATCATGGTTGTTCAGCCGGTCAAGGAGGATGCCGAGGGATACAGCAAGGAGGAGATTAAGCCATTGTTTGAGGATACGCCTGTTCTGCGCGGACTTCTATGCGAAAGCAAGGCTCGCAACACCGCGAGCAACACGATTCTGCTGAAGCAGCTGTCAAACGGTGGCCTGATTGACATCGTAAACGCCGCGAGCGGTAGGGCGTTCAGGCGCAAAAGCCGAAAGGTGGTGCTGTTTGACGAGCTTGATGCATATCGGAAGCTGGACGAGGGAGACCCGATCAAGCTAGGCCGAAACCGAGCTGATTACTACTGGGACAGAAAGATTGGCCTTGGTGGTACGCCGATCTTTAAGGGCATGAAAACAGAGGAGTGGTACCTGAAAGGCGACCGTAGACTGTTTTATGTGCCATGCCCATTCTGTGATCATCGTCAAGTATTGCGATGGGAACAGATGCAAAAAGAGGGCGAACAGGCTGGGTCGTATCAGTGTGAGAATTGCGCAGAGTTGATCCCACACAGCAAGAAGCGTTGGATGGTGGAGCGCGGCGAGTGGCGCCCGACCGCAGAGTCTCAGGTGCCAAACTTGCGCAGTTACCACATTTGGGCGGCCTACAGCTACAGCCCAGCGGCTGACTGGTCAATCTTGGTGCGTGAGCATGCTGAAGCCTTGGACGCGCTGCGTAAGGGGGACCCAGAGCCGATGCAGACATTCCACAACACCGTGCTCGGCGTGCCATGGGAAGACACGATCGCCGGCAAGCTGAGTGGTGATGGGCTGGCAACCCGCCGACAGGACGTGAATGCGGGCAACGGCTATGCGGCGGGCACGGCGCCCAATGGTGTGCTGGTGATCACCGCCGGCGTCGACGTCCAGGGCGGCGGCGGCACCTCCGGCGAGCGGCTTGTGGTCACCATGTGGGGATGGGGCAGGGGCGAGGAAGGTTGGCACCTGGGGCACTGGGAGATCGACGGCGATCCACAGCGGGCCGAGACTCTTGAACAGTTGGCCCAGATTGCTGCAACGAAGTGGAAGCGCGACGACGGCATCGAACTGCCATTGGCGATGGGAGCCATTGACGATGGAGGCATCGCCACCCATGAGGTCAGAGCCTGGTGCCGCGGCCGATCGGCTACGTGGGTGCCAGTGAAGGGAGATGGAACGAAAGGCAAACCGCTTGTTGGGAGAGGTGTAGCGGTGGATGTGAATAGAAAGAATCAGCCAATCCAACGCAATGGAGTTCTGCTTTACAAGGTCAATTACGAGGCGAGTGTCAACCACCTGCAGGGCCGGCTCCGGAATGAAACACCTGGGCCGGGCTACCTCCACCTGGGACAGGCGGCGACCGATCAGTTCCTGAACGAACTATTTCCATGGAAGCGAATGCCGAAACGCGACAAGGGGCAGACGTCCTATCACTGGGACCTGCCGAGGGGCGTCAGGGATGAGGCCGGCGACTGCACCCGTTACGCCTACGCCGCATTGCAGATCCTTTCGCGCCGCTACCACCGCGCCACGATGTGGGACCAGATCGAACGCCAGCTGAAGCCAGCCGGCCCGGCCGTCCCAGTCCCTGAGCCCGAGCCGCTCGGCACTGCCCCGCTAGAGTCCAGGCAGCCCCGGCGCCGCGGCGGGTTCGTCCACAACTGGTGATGGTCTACCCCTTCCCCGATCAGGTGCGCCAGGGCGACACCATCATCTGGCGGCAGCCGGAATCGGTGACGCCCCTCGGCGACCCGATCCGCAGCACCCTCGGCTGGACCCTGCTGACCTACGTGCGGTTTCCGGTCGCCGCCGGCGCCACACAGACCAGCGGCACCGGCTACGAGACCGGGTGGGAATCCACCATCACAGCTGCCATCACGTCCCTGTTCCCGAGCGACCAGCTGGGCAGCTGGCAGTCGGTGGCATCGCTGGGCAGCGTGAGCTACACGATCGGGTCCGGATCATTCGACGTGCTGGCGTCGCTGTCAGCTGCTGGAGCGGTCGACAGCCGATCACCGGCCCGCAAGGCCCTCGACGACTGCCAGGCCGCGATTCGTGCGGTGCTCAGCGGCGGCGGCGTGCAGGAATACCGGATTGGCACCCGGAACGTGAAGCGCTACACACTGGCGGAGCTGACGTCCCTGGAGTCGCAGCTGAAGGCCGAGGTGGCGCGAGAGGAGGAGGCTGAGAACATCGCCGCCGGCCGGGGCAGCGGCCGGGCCCTCTACGCGAGGTTCACCTGATGAGTTTCTGGGACCGGCTGGCCCATGGATTCGGCCTGGAGCCGCGGCGTCAGCGCCCGGCCCGCGCGATGGCGCGAGGATTCGCAGCGGCTGAGGGCGGCCGGCTCACGGCCGACTGGCTGACGTCGGGATTCTCGGCCGATGCCGAGATCCAGGGCAGCCTGCCGAGGCTGCGGAACCGGGCCCGGTCGATGGGCCGGGACACCCCGTTCGTGCCGCAGCTGAAGCGCCTGCTGCGCGACAACATGGTGGGCCCGGCCGGCATCCAGCTGCAGATGCGCGTGGCGAGACTGCGCGGTGGCGGCCTGGACGAGGTCATCAACACCGAGATCGAGACTGCCTGGCGGATGTGGGGCAGGGCTGACAGCTGCGATGTGGCCGGGCAGAAGTCCTGGCTGGACTTCCAGTGGCAGGCGGCGATGGCGCCCGTGGAGTCAGGCGAGCTGATCTTCCGGCTGGTTCGACGGGCGTTCGGCAAGGGGAACCAGATCCCACTGGCGCTGGAGGCGATCGAGGCCGACCAGCTGGATCTGAACTATGTCGGTGCGCTGAGCGCAAGCGGCAACCGCTGGCGGATGGGCATCGAGCTGAACCAGTGGGGGCG